AAACTGTGTTCGCACTAATCTTAACTCTTAACGGAAATATGATAGAGCACGTATATAAACCGAATCTCAGCGATTGTTTGAAATCTAAGCGCATCGCGCAGAACGAGGTAAATCCTGAGAGAGTTGTGTTTACTTGTAAAAAAGTAGAAGCTCAAACAGAAGTATATATGGATAGAAAAAAAATAATTAAAATATTAAGATAATGGAACCCATCTGTTATATATTTTTAATGCTATGGTTAATGGGAGTATCTGATGTATGAAATACATTCTTATAATGATTATTTGCTCACAGGTTCAGAGCACCTGCTATCCTCCTGCAGTTTTAAAAAAAGAATTTAATTCCTCTTATGATTGTTTACAAGAAGGTTATATGGAATCACAAAAAATTTTAAAAGATCTTGGTGAAGACGCTGTTAATGAGATGAGCATCGTTGTAAAATTTACTTGTAAAGAGCAACAATCTAATACGATATGAAAAAGAATTTACTTGTTCATAAACATCTAATTATTAGAGCAGAAGCAAGTAAACCTCCTACAGATGAAGAACAATTAAAACGTTGGATGACTTCATTTATAAAATCTATAAATATGAAGGTTTTTATGGGGCCATATGTTAAATATTGTCATATGGAAGGTAATAGGGGGATAACTGCTATAGCTATCATCGAAACATCGCATATAGCAATGCATATTTGGGATGAGCCAAAACCTGCGTTGATGCAATTTGACGTATATTCTTGTGGAGACTTTAATGAGAAGGATATATGTAATACAATAATGAAAGAATTTGATATACATAAGATTGAGTATAAATATTTGAACAGAGAAACAGGTTTAAACGTTATTGATTAATTATGGCTTATCTTAATATTAACATTCCAACAATATATGCAAAAGTAAAAAAGGAGTATTTATATGATTTGGATCCTAAGTATAAAAAAGAAAGTATGGACTGCATTATCTTTGGCTTGGCGAGTCTTACGGGAAAATCCCTCTTATTTCATTGTATGTTACCAAACGGTGCGTGCTATTGGCGATTGCCTATCAGTGCGTTTTTCCAAAAATCGTATGATAGAGCCGAAGTGCCCGATATGTCGGTTGACGAGTTGGAACTGTGGAACTGCTTTAGTTACTACCCTAGTGTCACTGAATTTGATTTTCTTGGCGGGATGCGTGGTAAATTCTTAGGTAAAGATAAAAAATTTTATAAAGGAGAATATCTTTTTACAATTGATTGGGGTACACCTGAAGTAAATGAAATCGATACTGAACATTCTGAAATACCTCAAGAACACAAGTGTGCACATATATTGGAACTTGATAACGGTAATTATGCAGCTCAGCCTAATAATCGTATTCTGTGGAGCATTTCTAACTATACTACTGATAAATCTTGGCCAGACTATAAAGTACAACATACATATTGGACAGTCGAAAATAAAGATTGGGTTACAGAAGATACGGACAATATGTTTTACCAAATAGAGGAGAATAAAGATGAAACTAACAGCTAACATAACTCTTGATGAGTTAACTAAGTCACAAATAAGTGAAAGGAAGGGTATTAATAATAACCCTAATCCTGCACAAATAGAAAATCTAAAAGCACTAGCAGTAAACATTTTACAGCCGGTACGTTCTCATTTTGACAAACCACTGATCATATCTAGCGGATTCAGATGTGCTCAACTTTGTGTTGAGATAGGTAGTTCAATTAATAGTCAGCACGTGGCAGACGATAATGCAGCAGCAGCGGACTTTGAGATACCTGGTGTGGATAATAGAGAACTGGCTCAGTGGATCAGATCAGAACTTGAATTTGATCAGCTTATTTTAGAATTTTACAAAGATAACGAACCAACATCGGGTTGGATACATTGTAGTTATTCAACAGAACAAAACAGAAATCAATCACTTAGAGCACAGAGGGTTGATGGTAAAGTAGCTTACACACCTTGGTTACAATAGTTCATAGTCTTTGCGATAGTATTCTTTTATAAAAGGATAATACTTTTTATCTAAAGGATAGCGTTTGTGTAAGTCTCTATATGTGATAGCGCTTTTCGCATTTTGTTTAATTGTAAGTGAAATGTTAAATTTCTCTTTTAACCAATTTAAAAAATTAAATTTAAATTGATCTGCATATTTCCATATGTGAGTATCTTTATCTATAAAGCAGTGTTGAGGTAAAAACCAATTACTCGTTAACGTGCTATTCAGATTATCTAAATATTTGTTAAAATGTTTTTGACTTTGGAATACTTCTTCAGCATTGAACTCATAAAAATTAGATCCGGTACGCTCTGACATTGCTGATATAAATCTATCTATTGGATCTCTTATTACACAAAAATAAGGAACTTTGTTTTTATTGTATCTTCGATAATGTGGTTTATATAAATGAGGTATTTCTTTGTTTGTTGTTCTATCAATCTTAGTAAAGTCATCATATCTTAATTCATAACCGTTTTGTTTAAATAATGAATTTATATATCTACCTGCGGTTCTAGGTATATGGATAAAATATAAATAATCTATTTTATTTTTTGTTATTAATGCCATCTACCTAACATCATTGCAGTTGGTTTCTTAAAGTTTATCACGTATCTCTTCTAAAACCTTTTCATAGTTATAATCAGTTATAACGTAAGTAGCATTATTAGATAATTCAAACAATTGATTTGTATCATCATATCTTCCCGTTTTAATTGTATTCATCCAAACTGTAATATCATAGAAGTTTCTAAAACAATCGTAAGGACAAACAAAATCTGTAACACAATTTTTAATTGTGCTCTTATTAAGTTTTTCCATTCTGACAGCTTGATGTACTCTAGCCATTTTAGAAAAATTCCAATCATTATATATTTTACGTATTTCATCAGCATTGAAATAACAGCAATCCTTTTCTTTAATGAGTTCTTTAGAGAATGTAGTTTTGCCTGAACCAGGTAGACCAAATATAAGTATCTTCATATTGATTTAAATTTTATAATGGTATAGTATTTTATTATGGCAATATCAAGATCACAAATGACAAAACAAATTGAGACTCCTCCTCAAAAGAAAAAGTTTAAAAAGAAAAAAGATAAGAAAAAAGGTAAAAAATATATTATACCTTTTAAATGAAGCTTTGGAAATTTGATAAGTTTCTTAATGAAGAAACTGCAAACCACATAGAAAAGGAAATATCCACAGATGATTTTCCTTGGTACTATTTAAATAGTTCTTGTGCGGACGATGCAGATTTTTCAAAAAATAATATTATTGATAGTCCTATATTTTTTCATCTGCTTTATTCAAACGGAAAAAAATCACATTATTTTGATTTAGTTGAACCAATAGTAGAAGCCATAAACAAAACACATTTACCAATAAAAAAATTATTTAGGGTTAAGGCAAATATGACTTTGCCTAATATCAAAACTGTAACAGCTACAAACAAAGACACACATCAACCTATACATACAGATAGTTTAGAAAAAAATCATTACTCTCTAATTTATTATGTAAATGATTCAGATGGTTATAGTTATTTTTATGAAAATGATAAGATAATATACAGAAAAACTCCTTTAAAGAATAAGGCGGTTTTATTTCCATCTAACACAACACACGCAGGCAACACACCGTTTCAAACTCCTAAAAGGGTTCTATTTAATATCATTTACGAGGTATAGAAATTACATTCGGAAAATGATAAAATAATCGAGTTATAACAAAAGGCTTACTATGACAAAACTATGTCCAAGAGGCAAAGCGGCCGCTAAAAGAAAATTCAAGGTGTACCCAAGCGCCTATGCGAATGCCTATGCTTCAAAAATATGTGCAGGTAAGATTAAAGATCCTTCCGGTACAAAAAGAAAAGACTTTAGAGGACCTAAACCTGCAAATGAAGGAGCATTTTTTACGAAACCAGGAATGCAATCAAAAAAAGGTGCAGGGCCAAATAGATTTAAACCCACAAGAAAATTTGATAATACACTTCAAGAATATAAAGGTAAGTTTATAAAAGTTAATTTAGATGGAAAAGAAGTTTCAAATAAAAGCAAAGTAGATTATTACGGCGACTTATTAAAATGAGCGAAAAAAAAGGTATAGACGTTGGAGGCGGAATCACTCTAGATGATGATGAATTTGCAACTACTCCAGGTTTAGACTTTTCTATTTCAAAAAAAGGAACTTCAGTAGGTGCTAGAGTTCAAAAACCCATTAGTAAGATAGATAAAGAAAATATAAATAGTGCTATAGGTTTTGATATTAAAAAAGAAAATGAGGACTCTAGTTTTGGATTATCGGGTACTAAACAAGGCAAGTCAAAAAGATTAGAATTAAGATTTTCAAAGTCGTTTAAAAAGGGAGGATTAAAAGAATGGTTCAGACAAAAATGGGTAGATATTGGGAGCAAACGAAAAGATGGTTCCTATGCAAAGTGTGGCCGTTCGAAGTTAGCGGCGGATCGAAAACGAAAGTATCCAAAGTGCGTGCCTGCTGCCAAAGCAGCAAGGATGACAGACTCACAGAGGCGGAGTGCCGTTGCAAGAAAAAGAAGTAAACCACAAGGAGTAGGTGGTAAACCTACAAATGTGTCTACGTTTACTAAGAAATACTATGGTGGTATGATAGAAACATAAAATTTAGAAGGAGAAAACTATGTTAAAAAATCCAAAAAAAGCAGACCTTGATAAAGATGGAAAACTTTCATCTTATGAGAAAAAAAGAGGTATGGCTGTTGAAAAAAATATGAATGCCAAAACAGGCAAAATGATGAAAGCAGCATTAGGTGTTGCCGCTTTAGCGAGTAAAAAAGGTAGAGAGAAAGCAAAAAAAATAATGAAAGGTAAAACTAAATTAAGTCCAGCTATGAACTATTTAGGAAGAGATATGGGTGGAGAAATAAAAGGATATGGTCAAGCAAGGTCAAAAGGTATGGGCTTGCAAGATGAATCTGTACCAATGAAGGATAATTCTTACATCAAAGATTTAATTTAATGAACTATGGCAACATCAGGCACTACAACATTCGATTTAAATATCGATGATATAATTGAAGAAGCGTATGAGAGATGCGGTGTACGAACTAATAGTGGTAAAGATTTAAGATCAGCAAGAAGAAGCTTAAATTTACTTTTATCAGAGTGGGGAAACAGAGGTGTTCATCTTTGGAAAGTTACATTAAAGGAACAGCAACTAACTGCAGGCACAGCAACATATACAACTCCTGCAGATTGTAATGATGTTTTAGAAGCATACATTTCTACCAACACAGGTATTGGCACATCAATTACTGACGTAGCATTAACAAAGATAGATAGATCAGCTTATGCAGCTTTACCAAATAAAGGTTCAAGAGGACAACCTTCTCAATATTTTGTTAATAGACAAAAGACACCGACGGTAACTTTATATTTAACTCCTGATGCGAGCACTTACACTTACGTAAAATATTATTACATTGGTAGAATAGAAGACTCAGGAGCCTACACAAATCAAACGGATGTTGTTTATAGATTTTTACCTTGTATGTGTTCAGGCTTAGCATATTATTTATCATTAAAAAAAGCACCTCAGTTAACACAAGGTTTAAAATTATTTTATGAGGATGAATTACAAAGAGCATTAACTGAAGACGGACAAAGAACTTCAGTTTATATCTCACCTCAAACATTTTATGGAGATGGAGTTTAATGGCTTACGCAACAGGTAAAAGATCAAAAGCAATATCAGACAGATCAGGTATGGAGTTTCCATATAAAGAAATGATCAGAGAATGGAACGGTTCATTAGTTCATATTTCAGAGTATGAACCTAAGCATCCACAATTAGACCCTCCTTATCATAAAGCTGATGCAATTGCTTTAAAGAATCCAAGACCCGATGTAGATCCAGGTAGAAGTGCAATTGTAGATTTATCTCCTGATGCTTGGCCAGGTCAATTTACAGTAGTATCTTTTACTGTAACCGTAGAAGGAGTTCAAACTCAATTACCTTCTCAACAACCATCAATAACACCAAGTGAGATGAATAAGACAAGACAAATAAATTCATCAGTTGGTGAACTAACAGTGAGTATAACATAATGGCTATAACATATTCAGCATTGATAACTAAAATAAGAAACTACACAGAAGTAGATTCTAATGTGTTAACAGATGCAATAGTAGATGATTTCATATTAGACGCTGAGTCTAAAATTTATAGAGCTATTGATGGCGACTATAATAGAAAGTTTGTTACCGCAGTTTTTCAAGCTAATAACAGATATTTATTATTACCAACTGATTTACAGGTAGTAAGATCTATACAACATATTTCTAGTGGTGGAGAAAGAACTTTCTTAGAGAAGAGAGATGTTTCTTTTATAAGTGAGTTCAATCCAACAGAAGCTACAGGCACACCTAAATATTATGCTATGTGGCAAAAAACAGACGGCAATCAATATGCATTGGTGGCACCAACTCCGGCTTCTGCTGACTCTGCACAATTAAATTATATTAAATATCCGGAACATTTATTTAGTTCAGATGATGCCGCGTCTGTACCTAACAAAAAAACATCAACTTATTTAAGTACAAAAGCACCTGATTTATTATTTTTGGGCACTATGATGGAAGCTCTGACTTTTCTTAAAAGTCCTGATACTCTGTACAACACGTACCAAAACAGATATAATCAAGAAATACAAGCCTTTGGTCTCGAGCAAATGGGTCGAAGACGAAGAGGTGAATATACAGATGGCGTACCGAGAGTTCAAGTCGGTTCTCCATCACCATAAATTTAAAGGAGAAACAAAATGGCAATAACACAAGCAGTCTGCAGTTCTTTCAAAAGAGAATTGTTAGGAGGAACGCATAATTTTAACAACGGTGGCGACGTATTTAAAGTCGCTCTATACACTTCACAAGCAACATTAAGTGCAGCTACAACTTCATACACAACAGGTAACGAAGTTTCTGCATCAGGAACATACGTAGCCAAAGGTGGCGTATTAGCAGGACAAACAACTTCTTTGTCAGCAACAGTTGCGATAGTAGATTTTGCAAACAGATCTTTTACAGGTGTTACATTAACCGCTAGAGGTGCGTTAATTTACAATTCTACAGATGCAAGAAAAGCAGTAGCTGTATTAGACTTCGGAGCAGATAAAACTGCAACTTCAGGAACTTTCACTATTCAGTTTCCAAACTATACGAGGGCTGCAGCAATATTAAGAATCGCATAATAAAAGGAACCTGATGCTATGGCTGATAAAATCTATACAGTTACCGTAGCATCGGGTAACCTTTATGGCGGAGGCACAGGCAACGTCTTTTATCTAGACGGTGTAAGAAATTCTACAGGGCCAGGTACTATTCAATGGGTTCAAGGCGCTACTTTACGTTTTGATCAAAGTGAAGGTACAAACGATAATCATCCTTTAATATTTTCAAATAATTCCAATACTACCGGAATAATTTCTTCCGGAATAACTTACTATTTAGATGGCGCAAGCAATCAAGCTAATTACACCAACACCACAACTTTCAATGCCGCTACAACAAGATATATTGAAATCACTCCTTCTTCTACAACAGACCTTTACTATATGTGTTGGGTTCACGGTCTTGGGATGGGTGGTATTTTTGATATCACAATAAACACTTGGGGCTCTGCAGGATGGGGAAATAACTCTTGGGAAAGTTTAACTAGTTTAATAGATGTATCAGGACAGCAAGTAGCATTATCTGTCGGTGATTCAGCAGCTACACCTTCTACAGGATTTGGTGCAGGCTTTTGGGGCTTCGGTGAGTTTGGTAGATTACAAAACCAAGCAGGAATACTAACAGGAGTTGCTGTTAATACAACGGTAGCCTCTGTATCAATTACAACTGAAATAAATGCAGGATATGGAGCCAATACTTGGGGCTTCACAAATTGGGGTGCAGTAGGAGACGCTGCACCAACAGGTTTAAGTTTATCTTCAACTTTAGCGGACGTAACCATTACAACAAGCGTAACTCAAGGTTGGTCAAGAGGCCCTTGGGGCGAACAAGTTTGGGGTGATTCAAACGAAGCAGGAGCTGCCACAGGACAAGCCTTAGCAACCACTCTCGCATCTGTAACAATTGATGGAGAAATAAATGAAGGTTGGGGTAG